CACATGCGATCCAAGCCCTGGTCGACAAGCTAATGTCCGGTGGACTAACGGAATTTGAGCCGCCGAACCCAATACAAGGCGCGATAGCTCAGTTAATTCAAGGAATGGCGCAACAAAAGATGAACACGATCGATGCGACAGTGACAGAACGCGGTCCGAATGGACAATTTACCACCGTGCAAGAAACATAGTGATACTTATTAGCGAGTTTTTGTTACACTCGCAATATGGCACGCCGAAGAAAGACAAAGCGCCGAAGATCACCGAAGACAATGAGTCTAATCAATCTCGCAGAGAGCTACGCCTACGCGACCGTCATCACTGGCGGAGTTTTCGGCAATAGTCCGGTTGGCTTGCTCGGATTCGATGGAGCAGGCGCGGGTGCTGGTACTGGAACTGCCATGACGACTACAGGAGCAGGCCTAACGCTTCAGTCAATCATCGGCGACCCCGGTTCGAGCTTCGATAGCATGCAATCATCGTTCATGGCGAACTACCAGGCTATGGCTGTCCAGGCAATAGGGATCGGCATTACCTTCAAATTCGCTAAGAAGCTCCTAAGGAAGCCCATCAGCAACGTAAATCGTAACCTGATGAAGCCGCTTGGGATCGGAGTGAGGTTGTGAGACTATGGCAACAAACACAGTAACTGGTAATCTCGTCTGTTCCGATGGAACAAACGTCCCGCTCAAGGCAGAATTGGCCGAGGGCACTGAATCAAACCTGACCACTGACACCGCATACACTGTCAGCGCTCAGAACGTCGGCGACTTCGCTCCTGGCAAGACCGTCGTGTCCGCCCTAGTGAGCTGCGACAACGGCGTTGGGTACTGCTACATACTCTCGCAGGGTCTTGTGGCTGCAATCATTCCCTGGAGCGTCAAGGGCGCTGTCTCGGATGGATCACCTGCACTCTGCCAACCATACACTTTGAGAGCTGGTGACATCGTCCGATGCATGAACAACACCGCCGCAGACCGCGAGGCATCAATGGCAGTCTACACAGCGAGCGGAGTCTCAAGGATTTTCAAAGTCACAGCATCTGGTGGAGCTACCAATGAGCTAGTCGACCTACAAACTGGCAACTCGATCGGCGACACACTCCAGGGACAAAGAATTTCAAAATGGTTTGGAACTTCTGTTGACGGCTCGAAGATTGAGACGCAGGGCTTCTTCGTGGTCGACGCTCTTGGCAACGTGGTCGGTTCTTGTAGCGCAACGAACCCGATTGTTCAACAACCACTGTTCTCTTTCGCCGCAACAAACATCGCTCTGAATTACAAGGCTCAATACTTGACAAACGCCTGAGTGTGATTGAGAATGGCGAAGATGACCAAAGCGGCCGGACGCCGAAGACTGGCGGAGATCCTCTCGAAGTCGAAGAAGCTCTACATGAGGTCATTCATTTCAACAAAGGACCTCGATTCAATCGAGAGAATCTGCAAGTCTCGAGCAAAGCAACTCAAGTGAGGTGTCGGCGTTGGTGCAAGTAGGTGGGCTGGGAGTCGGTGGTACTTCTACACAAATCGGCGGTGTGACTGCTGCACAACAGGCAAACATCCAAGCGAGACTCGCTGAAATTGCAGCAAACAAAGCAGCAGCACAAGCAGCAGCAGCAGAAAGGGCTGCATCGACCGGCGGAAATGGGTATGGCAACGGCAACGGAGCCGGGCCCGGAGCAATAGGGGGTTTTGAAATCCCGAATAACTTCTGGGGCTTTGCTATGCTGATGATGGGGATGAGATAATGCCACTACCAGACGCACCCGTTATGTCGCCCAGGGTCTACAAGCTGTTGAAGACTACAACGTTAGAGAACCTCACTGCCGATAACCTGGCAGATGTAGCGGACCCGATCAGCATCGAGATGCTCAATGAGGACGAACTTAGGCGTCTTTGCCTGGTCGCCTTCGCGCGCATGGTGACTAAGGGATCATTCGACGGGTGGTTGTGATGCCTCTTCCAGATGCAGATAAGAAATCCCCCAGGGTCTACACCCTCCTTCAGAACCAGGACCTCGAGAATGTCACTGCCGATACCCTGGCAGACGTAGCTGATACGATCAGCATCGAAGAGGCTAACGAGGATGAGCTTCGCAGAATATGCCTGGTCGCATTCGCCAGGATGGTGACAAAGGGATCGTTCGACGGTTGGCTGAGTGGTGGAGGCGGGGCATACAAGCAGACCCCGGTTCTAACTGATGCGAACTACGATACTTACGACATCTCATGCGCAGCTCCCTGGGGCGTTATCTCGAAGGACACCGATGGAGTAGACGACGAACCTTGCTTCTATCCCTTCATCGCCCCGAAGACGGGCACCCTGGCAGCCATCACAATCGGCGTGACGTCTGCTGCTGGATCAACCAACACCCTACAGCTCGGACTCTACAACGCCGATGCCGATACCGGCGCGCCCACGACGCTGATCGCTTCTTGCGCAATCGACCTCGAATCCACCGGCAGCATCCGTCAGACCAGCTTCACCGGGACTCCTACAGTAACCCGCGATACTCTGTACTGGATGGGATACTGTCGATCACAAGCTGTCGCGGCGACCATCCAGACCTCGAAGCAGATTTACTGCCCAGGTCCTGGTCCTACAAATTCCACAGAGGACATGAAGTCCCACCTCGAGCTGCAGAGTAGTGACAGGACGCTCCCGAGCACTGTCGATGAAACCGATCTGCAAAGCACGAACTCAGAGACCCCCGTTATGCTGTTGGAGTGGTGATGATGCATAGGAACACTCGAACCTATGACGGCGAGACACTCATTGAGGAAACCTTCCGAGATGTAGACTGGGACGAGGTTAGACGCCTCAGGGATCGAGACCTCGAGAGCTGCGACTGGCGAGCTGGAAAGGACGTCGTCCTATCTACTGCCTGGAAGGACTACCGCCAGGCTCTACGCGATATCCCCCAGGACAACGACACCGCCAACGATGCCGCAGACAACTGGCCTCAACCACCGGAGTGATCCGATGTCGAAGAACAAACCGAAAGAAACCATCGAGTATGTCATCAGGCTCCAGGACAAAGAGCGACAGATGGTCGATGAGGCGATTGGCGCCTATCAATTTAACCGAATCGCAAGCCCAATAGTTAGTATCCTCAAGGACAATTCAGCCCTGTTAGTCATCTCAGGTTTGTTAGTGCTCATGCTGCCAAATCTCCCCCCGGGATGGAGGGATGCGTTAGAGATCGATGGTGAGGAGACTACAATTGGAAAAATCAAAGATTGGCTAGAGATTGAAAATCTAGCCGGTGGCGTTGTCGGTGGATGGGCGGGCGCATGGGCCGGGGCACCCGCCGGGCCCTGGGGCGCACTGATCGGCGGTATCGCTGGAGCACTATCGGGTATCGTAGCTGTGGAAGTAGGAGAAGAGATAGGCGAGGCGATAGTATCTGAATATGAGACAGAAGCAGCCGCAGCGAGGGCCGGGAACGCGATGAGCGGAACAGCAGTTCTCATGTATCTGATCATCACGCTTGAGAGAATTGGCAACCGGGACACAATTTAGGTGTCTCTACCCCCACCTATTCGACACGTATTGGGGTAAATTGGCCCCTATTACTTATAAAGAAACGATGGACTGCGCCTCATTCGTGAATCTTCTTCTGTAGGTCGGCAATCGTTGCCTCTGCCGTTCGGACCAACTTCTCGAGCTCTTGGTGACTATCCATCAACTCGTTGTATCGAATCGACCATCCTTCGTTCTTGATGATGACGGAGGATAGCCAGGCGGATCGGCCCTCTGCACCTTTCGCCCCCATCGGTGATTTGCGCTCCTTCTTCGGGATGCGATCCCAGATGTCGAATGCAGCTTGAGAAAGGTTCGCGTTGATGCCGGGCATTCACCATCCCTCCTCACACTGGTGGCAGTCACAACGCTGTGCGTCCCTCGCCGCCTTGAGCATATCACTAATCAAGGGGCTGGACTCAGAATGGCATCCCGGCCAAAAGCACCAACCGACCTTGGAAGACATGAACCAAATCGGATAGCCTTCGTTGCCCTCAGACTCAATGCTCTCTATCTT